AGAGCTGGTCATGGTATTATTTATGATGATAAACTTTATCAAGTAATAAAAGTTGGAGACGTAGTTATTGTAGAGTGAGACTAGAGCCATCAGATTTAAAAGAATTAAATCTATTAAAATACTATAGAATAATTAGAAAATGGGCTTCTAAGCAATACAAACTAAAAGAAGCTGATATAGAACTTTTGATATATCTTGATTGCAAAGATCTTTTTACTAGAGAAGATTTTATAAACGGTGTTTATACTTACACTTGGGATAAGCACCGTTGGGAACGATTAAGAAGAGAAGGTTGGATAGACGTATGGAGAGAAAGAAATAGATCTGATTCAAAATACGCTATTTATAAAACAGCTCAAAAAACCAAGTTTATGATAAATAGAATTTATCGTATTATGCTTGGTAAAGAGGATATACCAATAACACAATCAAATGTTTTCTATAAGAATAAATCATACACTGATAAGGTTATGAATAAAGCTATAGACGACATGATTAAAGATAAAGAAAGATGAAAAAACTACTTATTATTTCAGCTTTCTTTCTAGCTAGCTGTTCTTCTGCAAAGGTCGTGTCTTCAGAAGATGTAACATCTAGGACTCAATGGTTAGAGTCTAGCGAGGATAATCCAATTATCAACGTTATTCAGAAAGTTTATGCTAATAATGACATTGAAGTCGTTATTAAAAAAAAATACACGACAGACTACGTTAAGATAATGCAACGTAGAGGTAAAAAGATTATTAACAAGAAAACAACTAGAAACTATGCCTTACGGGAAGAGAAAAAATCGGGTTCGAAAAAGAAATGTTCAAAGTGCGGTAAAGCACACGCTGGTAAATGTAAAAAATAATGGCCAAGCTAGACAAATCTAAAATGGCTTGTAATAAGCCTAAAAGAACTCCTAGTCACCCTACTAAGTCACACGTTGTAAAAGCATGTTCTAATGGACAAGAGAAAATTATTAGATTTGGGCAGCAAGGAGTTAGTGGAGCAGGAAAAAAGACTGATTCGAAGTCTAAAGCGCGACGCAAGAGTTTTAAAGCTCGTCACTCTAAAAACATTAAAAAAGGTAAAATGTCCGCTGCTTATTGGGCTGACAAAGTAAAATGGTAAGCCATGAAAAGAAAAAGTAAAAAATCTCCATGCTGGTCAGGTTATGAAATGATTGGTATGAAGAAAAAAGGAGGACGTAAAGTCCCTAATTGCGTGCCTAAGAAAAAGAAAAAATAGGTGCGTTAAAACAATTTAATATGAATTTAATTAGAAAAATTAGCATTGGTAGAGATTATAAGGACTCTGCAATGCATTACGCTGTAGGTCAGGAGGTATATGGCGGGCATGAAATTTGTGATATTGTAGAAGAACAAGATAAGTTTCGTATATATATAAAAAAAGGTAAAGATGTAATTCCTTGGAAGGATTTTAACAAGAACATGGCAATAAGTGTTGAATATAACCTTGAATATTAAATGCGCAGTTTATATTTTTTTATAATAAAGCCAGTACAAGACCGATACGAAAACAAAAAGAAAATAAACGATACCGAATTAATATTAAATACTGAAATGCAAAACCATGAGTATGTCAGTAGAAGAGGTATTGTTTTAGAATCACCAATAAACGAAAAAACAGGTATAAAAAAAGGAGACGAAGTAATACTTCATCATAATGTATTTAGAAGATATTACGACGTTAGAGGCAAGGAAAAAGATAGTAGAAACTATTTTGATGATGAAACTTTTTTTGTAGAACCAGAACTTATTTTTATGTACAAAAGAAATGGTACATGGAAACCAGTTGATGGTTATTGTTTTGTACAGCCACTTGTAAATAAAGATGATTTTTCTATAGATAAAGAAAAACCACTTACAGGTCGTATGGTTTATGCTGATAATAATTTAATTAAAAATGGTATTAAACCTGGTTCAATAGTAGGTTTTACACCTGGCAGTGAATACCAGTTTATTATAGACGGGCAGAGATTATATCGAGTACCCACTAATTCAATTTGTATTAAATATGAACATCAAGGAACAGAAGAAGAGTATAATCCAAGCTGGCTTCAAAGCGGTTGAGGAATTAATACGAGTTGCAGAAGAGAAAATTATTACTCACACTGAAGATGATGTTTCTGCTGATAGATTAAAAAATGCAGCTGCAACTAAAAAACTAGCAATATTTGATGCTTTTGAAATACTAACAAAAATTCAAGAAGAGCAAGCAATGTTAGATAATAAACCTTTAGAGGATAAAAAAGAATCATTTAAAGGTTTTGCAGAAAGGAGATCTAAGTAATGTATAAGCAAACATTATACAAGATCGTAGAACCAGTGAAACTGACTACAATACATCGTAGAAATAAATCTAAATCCTGGAAATATGGATATGATAAAGAGAACGATATTGTAGTTATAAGCAAGACTGGGGAGATCGGTGAAATATACGAGATGCAAAATTTACGTATCGCGCTACCGAAAGAAAATAATGTGTATAGCAACAAAGAAAAACGCTGGACCGCATTTGATTACCCTAAAGAACTAAGTCGTATAAAAACAATATTTGATTGGAGAGATACGTCTAACGAGTTTAAAGAACAATGGGAGGATTATATTGAAGAAGAATTTGACAGGCGTGAAAACGGCTTTTGGTTTTTTAACAAGGACAAGCCTACTTATATTACTGGTACTCACTACATGTACTTGCAGTGGACCAAAATCGATGTGGGACGTCCGGACTTTCGCGAGGCCAACAGGTTATTCTTTATATTTTGGGAGGCATGCAAGGCCGATAGTAGATGTTACGGCATGTGCTACCTTAAAAACAGACGTTCAGGCTTTTCGTTTATGTCAAGCTCAGAGACCGTTAACCTTGCTACAATTACGTCAGATGGAAGATTTGGTATATTGTCCAAGTCTGGAGCCGACGCTAAAAAGATGTTTACTGACAAGGTTGTACCAATATCAATTAACTACCCGTTCTTTTTCAAACCAATACAGGACGGTATGGACAGACCAAAGTCGGAACTCGCGTATAGAGTACCAGCCTCGAAACTCACAAAGAAGTCTATACAAAACAAAGAGAGGGAGATCATGGAAGGTCTCGACACGACGATCGACTGGAAGAACACAGGGGACAACTCGTACGATGGTGAAAAACTAGCACTGCTAGTACACGATGAAAGTGGTAAATGGGAGAGACCTGACAACATATTAAATAACTGGCGTGTTACAAAAACATGTCTTAGACTAGGTAGTCGAATCATTGGTAAATGTATGATGGGAAGTACATCCAATGCGCTGGACAAAGGTGGAGAAAATTTTAAAAAGCTTTACAATGATTCAGACGTCACAAAACGTAACCGCAACGGACAAACTCGCAGTGGACTATATAGTCTGTTCATTCCTATGGAGTGGAACTACGAAGGATTCATTGATTCTTTTGGACTACCTGTATTCGATACACCATCAGACCCAATTGAAGGACCGATGGGAGAGGTTATTGAAGTTGGAGTAATAGAACATTGGGAAAATGAAGCTGCTGGTTTAAAAGATGATCAGGACGCTTTAAATGAATTTTACCGTCAGTTTCCAAGAACAACGGAACACGCTTTTCGTGACGAAACTAAAAACAGTATATTTAATCTAGTAAAGATCTACGAACAAATAGATTTTAATGAAGAAGCTAAATATAATGGTTTAGTTACTAAGGGAAGTTTTCAATGGGAAAACGGTGTTAAAGATACTAAAGTAGTATTTACACCTGATAGTAGCGGTAGATTTAATGTTTCTTGGGTTCCACCTATTAGCTTACAAAATAGAGTGGTTCTTAAAAACGGTATAAAATATCCCGGCAATGAACATATTGGAGCTTTTGGCTGTGACCCTTATGATATATCGGGTACAGTAGATGGTAGAGGATCAAAAGGTTCTTTGCATGGTCTTACAAAGTTTAGCATGGAGGATGCGCCTCCAAATGCTTTTTTCTTAGAGTATGTAGCTAGACCTCAAACAGCTGAGATGTTTTTTGAAGATGTTTTAATGGCTTTAATTTTTTATGGTATGCCATTACTTGCTGAAAATAACAAGCCAAGATTATTATACTATTTAAAACGTAGAGGTTATCGAGGTTATTCAATGAACAGACCAGATAAAACATATAATAAGTTATCTGCGACAGAAAAAGAAATCGGAGGTATACCAAATTCAGGTGAAGACATTAAACAAGCGCATGCAGCTGCAATAGAAAGTTATATACAAAAGTACGTAGGAATCAAGGAGGACAATGAATATGGCAACATGTACTTTAACAGAACACTTAATGACTGGGCTAAGTTCGATATAAATAAAAGAACATTATTTGACGCGGCTATTAGTTCAGGTTTAGCAATAATGGCGTGTAATAGACACATGTATGCGCCAACACAAGAAAGAACAACCACAAAATTAAATTTTGGTTTTAAAAAATACAACAATAAAGGGTACACTTCAAAAATAATAGAATAGATGTCGAAAATATTACCAAAAGGTATATTCCCTAGCCAAGCGGTTGAGGATGCTGTAAAAGCTAGTCCAGAATATGGTCTTGAAGTAGCCAACGCTATAGAAAGCGAATGGTTTAAAAGAGATACAGGTTCTGTTAGCTATTACGCTAATAGAGATAATTTTCATAGGCTAAGGTTATACGCCAGAGGTGAACAGTCTATACAAAAATACAAAGATGAGTTGTCTATTAATGGCGATTTATCTTATTTAAATTTAGACTGGAAACCAGTACCAATCATACCTAAATTTGTGGACATCGTTGTAAATGGTATTGGTGAAAGGATGTATGACATTAAAGCATATTCTGAAGATCAATTTTCTATAAAAAAGAAAACTGATTATGTTAATGCTGCTTTAATGGATATGTATGCTTTTGATGAAAAGCTTAATATACAACAAACTTTAGGTGTAAATACATTTAATCTACCTGTTCAAAACATACCTGAAAACGAAGAAGAGCTTCAACTACACATGCAGCTTGACTACAAGCAAAGTATTGAAATAGCTGAAGAGCAGGCGATAAATAACGTTTTTGATTATAACAAATACGATTTACTTAAGAAAAGATTAGATTACGATTTAGTAACTATTGGTATAGCTTGTAACAAAACAAGCTTTAATACTTCTGAAGGTATTAAAATTGATTATGTAGATCCAGCAGATATCGTTTACTCTTATACAGAGTCACCATATTTTGATGACATTTATTATGCTGGAGAAATTAGAAGAGTAAGTATTGTTGATTTAAAAAAGCAATACCCAGAACTAACAGATGATGATATTAAAGAAATTGAAGGTACTGGTAGTAATGCTTTGCTTTACAATAGAACCTACGCTTATTCTGACGCTGAAGATACTAACCACGTATATGTACTTTATTATGAGTACAAAACATATCAGAACCAAGTATATAAAATCAAAGAAACGTCTACTGGCGCACAGAAGCCAATTAAAAAAGACGACTCATTTAATCCTCCAAAAGATGCCCGATCTCGTTTTGAAAAAGTAAACAGATCTATTGAGGTATTGTATGAAGGTGTAAAAATTATAGGA